TCGACATTCCCGACACTGACGACGGCATTTGGGGTCGCCTCAAGCTGGTGTCCTGGCTGCGTAACATCGAGAAGCCCGAACCGGGCGTCGCCAATTGGCCGGAGAAAGACCCGCACTTGGTCAACAAGATCAAGGCGGAGGAAGGCTCAGGCGTGCTCAACAGGCTGGTTGCCGGGCTGATCGACTATCTCGAAAACGGTCTGGTGGAGCCTAAGAGCGTCACCGAGGCGACAAGCGCCTACCGCGACGCCAGTGACCCTCTCGCGCGCTTCCTGCGGCTCTGTGTGGTCGAGGATGGCGATAGCAGGGTGCAATCGTCCAAGCTGCACGAGGTGTTCGTCGCGTGGTGCAAAGCCGCAGGCGAACGTGACTGGTCGAATAAGGGCTTCTCGAACGCGCTGGCCGAGAAAGGCTATCAGAAGAAGCAATCGGACGGGATGCAATGGCTCGGCATTCGGCTAGTGCGGGAGGTGCACGACTTCGTCGACAATGATGGCAAGCCGCGCAGTCTCAGCGACGAGTTCGACACCACCACGCACGATGGAGCCGACCCGCCGCATCGTCCGCCCGATCGCGAGTGGCGAGACGACATGCCGTTGTGACGGCTGACAATCGTGATCCTTCCGGTTCGGAAGGGTGGCGGAAGGATCACCGGAAGGGAAAAGGCGAGGATTCCCGCGCCTTCGGAAGGGTCGGAAGGTTTCTGCGCGCAATTCTCATACACCATGCGCGCATGCGCAGGCACGCATGAGGCAAAATATACAACAATGCTTCCGATCCTTCCGAACCTTCCATGAGTAAGAATAAAGGTGGGTAAACCAATGAGTTATGAAACCACGATCTATGGAAGGGTTGCCGAGGAAGGTTCCGCGGCTGGAAGGATCACCACGTTCGTCGAAACCGAAGCCCGGTTGATCGAGATGTGGGGCTTCCTGCGTCGCACGCCCGATCGCGAAGCCGGCTGGATGCGCGCCAAGGTGATGTGGCCGGAGATCATGCGGCACAACGCGTTCGGCGATTACGGTGACATGGAGGTGGACGCGCCGCGCCGCCTGCCGGGTCTGCGGGCAGTCGAGGTCGACCGGATGGACGAAGCGCTTAGTTGGATGGCTTGGGTGAACCCGCGCGACCGGAAGCTGGTCGGCGTCGTGTTGTCGCAGCTGGATCGTGACCAAGCGCGACCGTCATGGCTATCGGCTGCGCGTGCGATCGGATGGGGCGGACACCCGGATACGCTCGCGAAGCGGTATGGGGTCGCTCTGTCAACGATCACGTCGAAACTGGCGAAGGGGCTGAAACCCGCAGAAATCCACCGCTAGACACCGTCAAGCCCTAGAATGTCAGCGCGGGTCAGATTTAGTTTTCGGTCTCTAGCGGGGAGCGCGCCTATTCACCGCTATGTTCGGCGTGGCGTGTAGGCGCGGCGGGCATCCTCTCCCCTGAACCTTCACGAAGGGCGTCTTGGCCTCGGCTCGGGCGCCCTTCGTGCATTGTGGGGCCGGGGGGTCGCGGGTCCCTTCCGGGGGTGTCCGGGTCAGGCGGTGTGGCTGAGCGCGGAATTGCGGTGTTCAAGCCCGTTTTCGGATTTTGAACTTCATGAACTCCGCGGTGATGACCAAGGCTGAATATGCCCGTCATCGTGGTGTTCAGCCCTCGGCCGTGTCGAACTGGGTGCGCGCCGGACACATCGTGTTCGTCGAGGACCCGGACCGGCCGACGAAGATGCTGGTCGACGTGACCCGCACAGACGCGCGGCTGAACACGCGGATTGATGCGACACGCGGTCGCCCGACGACTGGGGTGCCGAAGCCGGCCGCGGCGCCGATCGCCAGCGAAGAGGATTTGTTCGACGGATCGCCGCGCACCCGCACGGCCGCGATGGTCCGCATCGAACTTGCGGAAGAGCAGCTGATCGCACAGCGGCAGAAGAACGCCCGCGACGCGCAGGAACTCGCGCCGCGCGTCGAACTGGATCGACGCGGCGCCGAGCTTGGCCGCGTCATGCGCGAACGCATGCACGCGATGTTCCGCGCCATCGCGGAGCGGCTCGCGGCCGAGAAGGAAGTGCGCGCGATCATGTCGATCGGCGCAACCGAGATTGACCGCGTGTTCGCCGACCTAGCCGACGAGGTCGAGCGTGGCGCGCTGGTGAACGACGCAGACGACACCGCCGAGGATCAGGCGATCGAAAACGAGGTGGAAGCGCAGATCGCGGAGGATTGATGGCGTTCGACTATGACCGCTTCGGCGAGGCGGCGGGAGCAGCGCTCCGGTTGAACGCAGGCGGACTGGATCGCGCCATCGCCTCTGGTCTGCGTCCGCCGCCCCGCATGCCGGTGTCCACCTGGGCGCCGCGCTACCGCCGCTTCGCGGCCGAGGACCCGATACCGGGTCCGTGGCGCAACGAAACCGCGCCCGAGTTGGTCGAGATCATGGACGCGCTGTCGCCGGAGGACCCGTGCGCCGAGGCGTCCATCATCAAGTGCGCGCAGTCAGGCGGCTCGGCTTCGGCCGAGAACTGGATCGGGTTCATATCCGACTTAGCGCCGGCACCGATGCTGTTCGTCCAGGCGACGTTGACTGCGGCGCTGGCTTGGGCGGCGGAGAAGTTCTGGCCGATGGTCGAGAACACGCCGCGGCTGAACCCGGAGCGTGGCGGCACCATCCGCGCGCAGGGCACGCCGGACGGCGACGGGTCGACGAAGGGCAAGATCAGGTTCTCGCGCTCGAACGGCTTCGTGCTGCTGGCGGGCGCGAATAGCGCAGCATCACTCCGGCAGCGCACGGTGCGCTATGCGGTCGAAGATGACTTAGACCAGTTTCCCGACGACCTCGACGGGCAGGGTTCGCCCGAGGTCATGGTCGATCAGCGATTGAAGGTCTGGCGCCGGCAGGGTCTGTCGAAGCGGCTGAAGATTTCGACGCCAACGATCAAGGGCACGAGCAAGATCGGCCGCGCCTATGCTGTGTCGGATCGCAGGCGCTTCTATCTGGCGTGCCCGGAGTGCGGCAGCCGGTTCGTGCCCGAGTGGGGCGACATCAAGTGGCCGGACGGCAAGCCCGACGAGGCGCATCTGATCGCGCCGTGCTGCGGCTCGCCGATCGAGCACTGGCGCAAGGCCGGCATGAAGCGGCCGGATGGTTGGCTGTCGGACGAGATCGAGGGCGAGGCGATCTCGCGCGTCCTCGACGAAGAGGATTTTCAGGCTGCCCGTGGGCGGATGCCGGCGAGTGTGAAGCGGGGCTTCCACCTCACCGGCATCATCTCGTCGTTTCAGACGTGGGCCGACATGGCAGTGTCTTTCATCGAGGCGCAGGGCGACCTCAACAAGCTGAAGTCGTGGACGAACCTCGTGCACGGCTTTGAGTTCGAGTTGAAGGGAGGGACGCCCGACTACGAGCGGCTGAAGGAACTGCGCGAGCAGGGCTGGGGGCCGCGCCAGATGGTGCCGATGCCGATCGGGCCGCTGGTCTTGACGATAGGCGTCGACGTGCAGGGTGACGGTGTCTACCTCGAACTCGTCGGGTGGGGGCAGAACGCGGAATGCTGGGTGCTCGATGCCCGCTTCCTGCCGGGGCCGACCGATGTGAAGGGCGAGGGCGCGTGGGTCGATCTCGACACCTACGCACGCCGCAAGATCGTCTTTCCGGGTGGTCGCGAGTTCGGCATCGATCAGGTTTGCGTCGACGCAGGCTATAACACGGAAGCGGCCGAAGCGTTCTGTCGTTCGCATCCGAACCGGTTGCCGGTGTTCGGTCGCGCGGGCTGGCAGCTGCCGATCCTCGGTCGCGGCGAGAACCTGCGCTACGAACAGCAGGGACGACACGCTGGGCAGGCCCGCAAGCGTGCCGAGGACAAGGCGTTTATTGTCGGCACGTTCGGTGTAAAGCTCGGCTGGTATGGCTTTCTTCGCAACACGCTGAAGGCCGCTTCCGAGGAAGTCGTCGGTTCGCTGGTGACGCCGCGCGGCCGTGTCCACTTCAACATGGACCTGCCGGAAGAATATTTCGAGCACGTCACCTCGGAAACGGTGGTGACCGAAACCGTCAACGGCCAGCCCCGGCGCACCTGGCGCCCGATGGCAGGCCGGCCGAACCACTGGCTCGACTGCCACGTCTACAACACTGCGGCGCACGAGAAGCTTATGCTCGACACGCTGACCGACGCGGACTGGGCGGCGCTGCGCGCCGAGCGGTACGCCGCGAAGGAAGGGGCGCAAGCAGGTCTATTCGACACACCGATTGTCCAGGCGGTGCAAGCCGCAATTACCGAACAGGTGGCACCAACACCGCCTGAACCTGCGCGGCCCGCGCCTGCGGAGCGCTACATCGATGAACCGGAAGGATGGCTGTAGTGCCCGCACCTGACTACGCCGACGAGATCAGCAAGCTCGAAGCCGGTCTGGGATCGGGCGAGGCGCGCATCGAAAGCGAGGGTGAGAGCGTCACCTATCGCGGCGTCGCCGACATCATGAGCGCGCTCGGCTATTTCCGCCAGCGCGCGGCCAGCGCAATGCCGCAGGCAGTGCAGTCGGCGAGCACCTACGCCGCCTTCTACGCGGACTGATCGCATGTCGTTCGGTGACCTGATCGACGGCGCAATTGAGCCGTTCTCGCCCGCGTGGGCGGCACGGCGTCGCTCGCAGCGCATTGGGTTGGCGGCGGTCCGCCAGTATGATGCTGCGACGCGTGGCCGGCGCACGAAGGGCTGGAAACGGCCGGCGACCTCAGCCGATGCGGAGAACGCGCATGGCATCGCCATGCTGCGTAACTCGGCAAACGATCTCGTGCGCAACAACAAGTATGCGGCCGCGGGCGTGCGCCAGATCGTCGCCAACATGATCGGCGACGGTATCTCGGTTCAGCTGCGCCACGACGATCCGAATGTGCAACGGATCGCGCAGGCGGAGTGGGACCGCTGGGCCGAAGGCAAGGTCGACGGCAACGGGGATTTTTACGAGTACCAGAAGCTGACCGCGCGCGGCGTCGTCGTGAGTGGTGAGTCTGTCACCGCCTGGTACGCCGATCGCGACGGGCCGGACGGTCGCCTTGCAGG